GTATTTTTAATCTTGTTCTTGTTGAGCCTGGCAAGTCCTTTGTCCGTGTTATTCAATCTATTGGTCGCGGCATTCGTAAAGCTGAGGACAAAGATTTCGTACAAATTTGGGATGTCACAAGCAACTGTAAGTTCTCAAAAAGACACCTCAACAAACGTAAGCAGTTCTATAACGAAGCCAACTATCCCTTTACAGTTCAAAAGGTAATTATATGATGCGGTATGCTCGAATAGATTTGAGCAAAACCTTCTATAAAACAATTAGTGCCACACAACTGCTGTTGCCAGCTGACAATATTGATAAACTTAATGCCATATACAAAACGTATTGCCAGTACAAGAAGTTTAAAAGCGTAATGCCTATCTTTGATAGTGAGTATATGGATCCTAACAACAGGATACATGGTTACTTTGATCCCAGAGATCTTGATAAGCTAATTGCGTTTAGTCTTATCCGTATTCACGATGATGAAAACGTTGAAGCAATACAGTTTGCTTGGGATTATGAGAAACCCGACCTTGAACTTGGTCTTAGAAGCTTGTCACATGAATGCGCTTATTATAAAGCATTAGGGTTCAAATATCTTTATCTTGGCGGGGCAGATGAATACAAGAAACAATTTGATGGATTTGAAATATTAGGACCAGCATGATCGAAGAATTAAAAAACGACATTAAGGATTGGGTGCTTAACTGGGTGTCCGTATATAACGAACAACTAGGACAAATTCCTTGTCCTTTTGCCAAGCAAGCATTACTTACAAATAAGATTGATTATGCTACAGCAGACGATCTTGATAGCGTGAAAAGTTTATGCCAACTATTTGCAGCAGGCGGAATTAAAAACGAACTGTTCATTATTGGTATGCGTAAGGAATCAGTTACACCTGAAAACTTGTCCACGTTTATTAAACATGTTAATAATACTGTACTGATGCCTGCAAATTTTGTAGCATTAGAGGATCATCCTGACGATGAAGAAATTATCAACGGGGTAAAGATGAATCAAGGAAAGTGGGTGCTAATACTAATGCAATCGCTTGATAAGATTAATCAAGCTTCTCTAATCTTACAAAAGCAGGGTTACTACGACAACTGGACTGTCGAAGATTTTGACGACGTTGTAAGTTGGCGATTTTTGAAAGAATGAATATGAAAATTTTAACCGCAGAAAATACTAGTTACGAAATGAACGAGCTTCCAGAATATGTGGAAGATCTAAGATTTTGTGTACTAGACAATAGTGATCCCCGTGACCCAGATTACTTTTTTATTCCCTTGGTGTTTCTAGAAACATTTAATGATCCAGCACTAGTGCTTAAGATTGGTAAGTATACAATCAAGATGCCATACAATTGGCAACTACTAATTGGTGAACCTGATTACGGTGATTTAGAAGTTATTCCACTTACACGTTTAAATGATCGTAGCTTTAAGGCATTTACGTTTAATCCAATTACAAATCAAATTCCACGTTACGAAACAATTCAAATACTCGACGTATATCAAGATGTAAAGTGGTATTTCCCAAAGCTAAAGTCAGGTCAGCTATTAGCTATTCCACTCGATGAAAGCCCCAACCCACCTTGTGTATATTTCGTAAAAGAAATTTCCAAGCAAAGTGAAATCGTTGACATTACTAAGGCGTGGTAAATATGGCAAAGAAAGCAGCTAAGTCAGAAGATGGTATTAGTTTAGACAACGTGTTGCCAGCAGTTGATAGGAAAGATACTAGCTGGTGGGAAACATTAACACCAGGTCAGCAAAAGAAGTTTCCTGCATGGTTGTATATGCGTTATGTATCTAATGTTCCTGGTAATCCTGACTTAGCACGTTACTATTTGCTAGCAGTAAACGAACGTGTGAACAAAAAGTTCAGTGACGTTAAAGGACACAATAAACTGCATTACTTGGCTATGACTAGTGCAAGTCCAGGCATGGGAAAACAGTTTCATCAGTTCTTACCACCACCTAAACTTGGTAAAACAAATAAGAAAACACTTAATTTGCTTGAGAAGCTATTCCCAACAGCAAACGATCAAGAGTTAGAACTGCTAAGTGAAATTAATGACGCAAAGGATCTCGAGCAGTACTTGATCTCAATGGGATGGACTGACAAGGAAATTAAAGCTGCACTAGCCAACAAAGATACAGACGAAGATTAAGGTCGCCTGTTATAACATATATAAGTGTATCAGTGATTGGTACAACTATGAGCAAAAAAGGTGTTATGAGCGAGTTTCTAGAAATTATTAAGGAAGCAAAAGCACAAGGACCTGTTGATCAGAATTGTGTATGTCAGTATTGTGGCAAAGCGTTTGTACGTGAGTCTACACTTGCTGCCCATCTTTGTGAAAGTAAGAGACGACATCAGCAAAAGGATGAGGTTGGAGTACGACTTGCGTATCAAGCATGGCTACGCTTTTACGAGCTAACACAAGGGTCTGCCAAAAAGAAAAAGTATGATGACTTTGTGAGGAGCTCATATTATGTCGCTTTCACAAAATTTGGCAGACACTTGCATAGCATAAGAGCAGTTAACCCAACTGCTTTCATTGATTATGTTATTAAGAACAATAAAAAGCTAGATCATTGGTGTAAGGATAAACTGTACGAAGAATATCTACTACAGTATCTACAAAAAGAAAATCCTCAGGACGCATTAGAGCGTGGTATTATTGAAATGCAGGATTGGGCAGATGAGGAAAAGAGTGTAGTAAAAGACTTTTTCCGTTATGCTAACACTAATCGTATTGCAGCAATGATTGTAAATGGTCGTATTAGTCCATGGTTGATCTATTGCAGCGATACTGGGCAAGCATGTTTGGAACGCTTTAATGAAGAACAAATTATGATGATCTATCCTTGGATTGATCCAGATCTATGGCAGCGCAAGTTAAAGACTTATGCTGCTGATGCAGAGTGGTGCAGACATGTGCTGTCTCAAGTGGGATTCTAATGCGTTGGCGAACTGAAACGTTTCGTGAACGATGTCAGCGTTTAGAAAAATGGAGACCATGGTTTGCTTGGCGTCCAGTAGTTATTGAAGGTGAACGTGTTTGGTTAGAATGGGTTTACCGTAGAACTAAAGTTTACACTGGCGGCATGGGTGATACTTTGTACGAAACAGAATACGGGGACACAATGTCCATTTTAAAAAAACAAAAATATGATGGGGAATATGATGGGCTTGAGTAGCACAGAAAGTAAACTAAAATATGCAATGCATATGTACCACAACCCAAGCTTTGGGCAGTGGCATAAGTGGTATGCATGGTATCCTGTCCGTATAGTAAAGTTTCGTAACATTGAAATGTCATCACTTGGCGTTGCTGACTTTTATGTTAAGACGTGGAGTTGGGTATGGCTACAGGAAGTAGCACGTCGTAAAGTAATCGATTCATTAGATGGACCAGGTCGTGAAACCGCAGGAACTAAAACATACTATGAATATACAACAACAATGGAGTTACTAACAGTTGGACATTGACTAGGGTTTATGTTACTGATACTAAATAAAGTATGAGTAAATTTAAACCAACATACCTTTACGTTAAGCAACATAATCAAACTGGTCTAAAATATTTTGGGAAAACAACAAGAGATCCCCTCCTTTATAAGGGATCAGGACTTTACTGGAAAAATCACTTAAAAGTCCACGGAGATGATATTACAACTGTATGGTTTATGCTTTTTGAAAACGAACAAACATTAACTGCATATGCAAATAAGTTTTCGTTAGATCACAATATTGCTGATTCAGTAGAATGGGCTAATCTTAAACCAGAAAACGGGCTCGACGGATTCACACAAGACCCCAAATACAATGTTGGGTCAAAAAGACCTAATTTATCAGAGTACAACTTAAGACCTGAAGTTATTGCAAAACGTAAAGAAAATAATAAAGGCAATGATTATGCTAAAGCGTTAAAGGGCTATAAGCAATCTAGCGATCACGTTGAGAAAAGGATGAAAGCACATCGAGGTATTAAAAAAGGCCCCCAATCAGAAGCACATATTAAAAGTAGATTTCAAAAAAAGCATTGTGTACACTGTGAAGGTAAGTTTACTCCTGTAAATTTTTCAAGATGGCACGGTGATAAATGCAAACAGAAAATGTAAAAAAATTTACTAGCGACATAGACATCGATGTTGCAAATCGTGATGATGTACTGAAATTAATTAAGCATACACCGGCTAGTATGTTAAAAAAAGGACAATTTGTTAAGCACTTAACAGGAATATATGTGACAGACGTTCCAGTAGATCCAATTACAGGAATGTCTACAATAGATTACGAACAAGCGGAGCAACTGGGTTATGTTAAGCTGGATATACTTAACCAGTCCGTCTATGAACAAGTAAAGGATCCAGCACATTTGGACAAACTGCTCTCAACTGAGCCCATGTGGGAAATGCTACAATACAAAGAGTTTGTAGAGCAGATTGTCCATATTAATAATCACTATGATACTATACAGCGGATGCCTGAACCTATTAACAACATTCCTCGTATGGCAATGTTGCTAGCTATTATACGACCAGCTAAACGGCATTTGATTGGTAAAACTTGGAAAGAAGTTGGATTAGATGTATGGACTAAACCAGCTGATGATGCGTATTACTTTAAGAAGTCACATGCTGTTAGCTATGCACACTTGGTTAAAGTTCATATGAATTTATTGTGTGGGGTTTAAATGACTACATTAATTGGTGCTGGATGTAGTTTTACACTAGGATCAGAGTTAGCTGACGATAACGATTCTCGAAGCCCAAGTAATCATACATGGTCTGCATTGCTTGCAAAGCAACTTAATATGGACTATTGCTGCATTGCTAAACCCGGTAATAGCAATCAATCTATTGCAAGGACGTTGTTTGATGCAGTAGTTGAAAAGCAAAATGAGGATTTAGCTGTAGCTGTTATGTGGACTTTTACAAACAGATACGAAATATTTTCTAAGGATAATTGGTTAACAGTAAGCAGTCAAACACGTAACAGTAATTCAAATATTAATGCGTGGTATGAAATTTGCGGTGATAGTGAAGTATATGAAGTATACACTAGTTTAACTAGCTACTTAATGATACAAGAATTACTTGAGCGCAAAAACATTCCATATATGTTTACAAGTGCAGATGTTTGTATCTTTGATCGTTATTTTTATAAACATCCTACTTCAAGTATTCGTAGTTTACAAACAGAAATTAATTGGGATAAGTGGGTATGGGTTGGCAAAAATAAAGAAGGATTCTTTACGTGGGGTAGTCGGTATCCAATAGGTCCTTATTTGCATCCCCTAGAGGAAGCACATGAAAAACTAGCTAATATGTTATTACCATCTGCAAAAAACTTATTACGGTTTGCGGACTAATTGAATCATCTTACGCTTAGTTCGTTTACCAGCTATCTCATGTAAACGCACAGCATGTCCGGCAACTATTTCACATTCTTTTGTTATTAATGTTTTGGCACAATACCTAAATTGTGCCCAATCTTCCTTAAGAAAAACATTAATGGGTATCATTCTATTTGATTCCCACCACCACTGATTGGCTAACTCTAAAAATAATTTTTTATGATCATCTGTTTTTAGTGTGTTATAGTCATATATTGTGGTTACGTCAACGTCTTGGTTTTGAACGATGCAAACATATTCAATATCAGAATAACGGATAACAGCGAAAAAAGGATATTTTTCTAATAATTGTTGTAAAGCTTCTTCCATTCCAATTTTACTTAGCATCAATAATACCATAGTGTTACTTGACTAGACGTTAACTAACTACTATATTAAGTTGTTATGAATTCTATTCAAGAAGCAATACGTTCCGTAATCCCACCTAAGCACAAAAACGCTGCCAAGGGTTGGGTTAGCTTTAATGCTCCTTGTTGTACCCACAACGGTGAAACACAGGACAAAAAAGGTCGCGGCGGTATGCATTTTGATGACGGCGGTGTAGTCTATCATTGCTTTAACTGTGGATTCAAAACAGGTTGGCGACCTGGCTTGCACTTTGGATTAAAGATCCGCAAGCTTGTGGAATGGATGGGTATGGACGAAGGTCTCATTATGAGACTACAGTTCGACGCCTTACGTGATCTTGATGAAGAAGTTGTTTATCAAGAGCGTATTAAAGAAGCTATACACTTTGAACCACGTGAACTTCCAGAAAATACAGTTAGCTTAGCGTCATCACAAGAGCAGGATGCAATCGATGTTGCAACATATCTTGATAGTAGAGGCTTTGTTCTAAATGATTTTGATTGGTTGTGGAGTCCCACAGAAGGATACAATAGGCGTGTAATAATCCCATACACTTGGGAAAACAAAGTTGTTGGGTATACTGCTCGTAGCATTGACTTTAACGGCAGTAAAGGCAAATACATCCAACACGTTGGTAGTGATTACGTCTTTGGTATGGATCAACAAAAGCGTGATAGCAAGTTTGCGCTGCTAAGTGAAGGGCCGCTCGATGCAATTTCACTTGGTGGTCTTGCAGTGCTTACCAATGAAGTAAGTGAACGTAAAGCAGAAATTATTGATACACTTGGGCGTGAAATCATTGTTGTTCCAGACAGGGATAAAGCAGGTAGACTGTTAGTAAATGCTGCACTTAAGTATGGGTGGAGCGTTGCGTTTCCTGATTGGCAAGAGGATATCAAAGACGTTGCGGATGCTTGCTTAAGGTACGGGCGATTATATACATTGCGTTCAATCTTAGATACAAAGCAATCTAATAAACTAAAAATTGAACTATTGAGGAAGAGATATGGAATCTAAATTTCCATTAGACTTTAGTAATTTTGAATTAGAGATTACTAACAGATGTAATCTGGCTTGTCCACGATGTGCGAGAACAGACTTTATTGAAAAGTTTCCTAAAGCATGGCTCAATCACGACTTAAGTTTAGATCATTTTAAGATTTTTATTGCTCCAGTACTAGATCAAATAGAAATATTTGAGTTTAAAGGAACAATGGGCGATCCAATATTTCATCCTGAATTTATTGAATGGATTAAATGGGCAAAAGCACAAAACAAAAAAGTTTACATCCATACTAACGGACAAAGCGGCGCTGCTCTTTGGAAAAAGCTTGCATGGTTTTTGGATAAGGACGACAAGGTAGTTGTTGGTATTGATGGCACACCTGAAAACTTTATGACCTATAGAGTAAACGCAAGATGGAAAAACATTGTTGAATGTGCAACTGCGTTGAAGGATTCAGCTACGTTAGTATGGCAATTTATTGTTTTTAATTACAATCAAAACGATATTGAGGAAGCACGTAAACTAAGCGAAGAATTAAACTTCG